GCAAAAAACCCTGACCATGTGTTTAGTCCTAAGGGTCAAGAAATTAGAAAGAGCGCAGTAGAGCTCACCGGTAAGAAGCTACAAAGTGCAATCGATAATAGACTTGGTATGGTTATTGATGGTACCGGTAAAGACTACGACAAGATTAAGAATCAAGTTACTAAGTTCAGAAGAATCGGTTACGAATGTGCTATGATCTTTGTTAATACTAATCTACAAACAGCAATCGATAGAGATAAAAACCGTAGACGAAGCTTAGGTGCAGATGCGGTAACTCAAATGTGGAACGAAGTACAAAAGAATATCGGTAAATTCCAAAACTTATTTAAAGGCCAAATGTATATCGTTGATAACAATGAAGGCCAAGACATTAATAAAGCTACAATGCCTGTTTATCGCAAGATGAAGAAATGGGTAGATAAAGAACCACGTATGCCGCAAGCACAAGCTTGGATGGCGCCTAAGAAAAAGGCATAAAAATAATTTGAAAGATTTTATACTTCGTGTATAAATAAAAGTGGATGCCGAATAATTCGGGTCCTTATTTGTTAAACCTTGCTTAATAAAGGAGGTCATGAAATGACTAATCTAGCATTTGGGAAAGTATTCCCACCCTCGTTCGTTGGTTTCGATCGTCTATTTGACGAATTAGAAAGATTTTCATCTGTAGAACAACCAACGTATCCCCCTCACAATATTGTAAAGACTGGCGAAGATCGTTATGTCGTTCAATTGGCTGTTGCTGGTTTCTCCCAGGATAACCTTGAGATCGAAGTTAATGACAACGTTCTAACAATTAAAGGTGAGATCAAAGAGAAAGATCCTGAAGGATATGACTTTATCCATAAAGGAATCTCAGCACGTAAGTTCAAACGTTCATTTACTCTTAACGAATATGTTGAGGTTAAAGGTTCAGAGCTTGTCAACGGTATTCTAACTATCGGCTTACAGCGCGTCGTTCCAGAAGAGAAGAAGCCACGTAAGATTGAAATTGGTAGTGGTGCTGCACAGCAAGAACTATTGTTTGAAGGTTAAAACTTAGGGGGAGTTTCGGCTCCCCCGTTCATAGGAATTATATTATGAGTGATATCAAAATCGTACGTCTTTCAACTGGTGAAGAACTAATCGCAACAGTTGAACCAATCAAGACTGAAACATCTGCTGGTCTAAAGCTTAAAGATGTTGCAATCCTAATCCCAACACAACAGAACTCACTTGGTCTTGCACCATTCATGGCATATTCAGATGCTGCTAATGGTATGAGTGTGGATCATTCGTTTGTAATGTTCATGGTAGATCCAGTATCAGATCTAAAACAACAATATCAAAACATGTTCTCTAAGATCATGACTCCAGAATCGGCTGATAAGAAAATTATTGTGTAAATAGTATGTACAAACGTACACAACTATGTTATAATATTAACTTATCAACTGGAGAATTGATTTGGAATTTTACACGTCTGTAGTCCGTTACGGCAACATCCTGCTTTATCGCGGGTATAAGGACAATCATCGCTATGAGGAACGTATCAAGTTCTCTCCTACGATGTATGTTGCTAATGCAAACGGCACTGCATTTACCTTAGATGGCACACGAGTTGCTCCTAAACTATTTGACACCATGCGCGACGTAAAGGACTATGAAGCGCAATGGAATGGTGTATTTGGTAAAGATCAGACTCTGTATGGTAACAAGAACTTTGTTGCACAGTTTATCCAAGAGAAGTTCCCTGGCGAAATCAAATTCGATCGTGATCGTATCAATGTATCCACTATCGATATCGAGGTTGCATCAGACGACGGATTCCCTGAACCTGCCGAAGCAAACCACGAAGTTATTTCGATCACAATCAAAAACAATATTGACAACATCTATTATGTCTGGGGTCTATATGATTATGATGTGAGCAAGTCCATCATGACAGACAACAATGTTCGTTATACCAAATGTTCATCAGAACGTGAGCTACTCATTCAGTTCGTTGCGCATTGGCACAGCGGAGTTCATTGTCCGGATGTTATTACAGGTTGGAACACGCGATTCTTTGATATACCGTATTTGGTCAATCGTATTCACAAACTATTCGGTGAAGACATGGCCAAGAAGATGTCTCCATGGGGTTTGATCCAGTCACGTGATATTCGTGTGGCTGGACGATCTCAACAATCATGGGATCTACAAGGTATTGCTCAGCTTGATTATCTCGAACTGTTCAAGAAGTTCGGCTACTCTTATGGTGCACAAGAATCATACAAACTGGATCACATTGCTCACGTTGTTCTTGGTGAACGTAAACTATCATACGATGAGTACAGTAATCTACATTCCCTCTACAAACATGACTTCCAGAAGTTCATTGACTATAATATCAAGGACGTAGAACTGGTTGATCGTCTCGAAGATAAGATGGGACTGATTACTCTAGCACTAACTATCGCATACAAAGGTGGTGTTAACTATGCAGATACACTTGGTACTACTGCTATTTGGGATTCGATCATCTATCGAGATCTATCAGAACGTGGTATCATTGTTCCGCCTAACGAAGAGAAGTTTAAGTCAGACTATCCGGGCGGGTACGTCAAGCCCCCGCACGTGGGTATGCACGACTGGGTAGTGTCATTCGACCTTAACTCACTCTATCCTAACATCATTGTTCAATGGAACATGTCACCTGAAACTATTGTTGAAGGTATGCGTGAGGATCTTACACCAGATGAATGTCTGAGTGGTATCACTAACAAGCATCCTGAATATTCACTTGCTGCGAATGGTGTCTACTTCAAGAAAGACAAACAAGGTGTTCTACCTAAGATCATTGTGGATTACTATGACGAACGTAAGGCTGTCAAACGTAAAATGCTTGATGCGCAGCAAGAGAAAGAAAGGATTGACAAGAATGATAAGCAGGAACTCTATCGTGTGGAAAGAGATATTGCGCGTTATGAGAACCAACAAATGGCTATTAAGATCCTACTTAACAGTCTTTACGGCGCTCTCGGCAATAAGTATTTCCGTTATTTTGACCTTCGTGTTGCAGAAGGTATTACACTAACCGGTCAGACAGTGATTCGATGGGCTGAGAAAGCTGTGAATCAATTCATGAACAAGGTATGTCAGACCGAAGGTATTGACTATGTTATTGCTATCGACACGGATTCTGTCTATGTGAATTTCGGTGGCCTCGTCGATAAGTATATCAAAGACAATCATGTAGAGAACATTGACAAGATTTGTGAGGATCAATTCATTCCGATGCTTGCCAAAGCTTATGATGATCTCTATAATCAATTCACTTGCTATATGCCTCGTATGGAAATGGCACGTGAGGTAATCGCAGACCGTGGTATATGGACTGCAAAGAAACGTTACATTCTAAATGTACACAACTCAGAAGGTGTTCAATATGCACAACCTAAACTCAAGATCATGGGGATTGAAGCAATTAAGTCTTCGACTCCAGCGGTATGTCGTGATGCCCTTAAAGCATTATTCAAAGTTATTGTTACTGGATCTGAAGATAAAACTCAAAGAGCGATATCTCAATTCCGTGACCACTTCAACGGACTCAACCCTGAAGATGTAGCATTCCCTCGTGGAGTGAATGACATAAGTAAGTGGGCAAGGAAACGTGAAGGAATCTATGCCAAAGGTACTCCGATCCATGTGCGTGGTGCTTTGTTGTATAACTACTATGTGAAAGACAAAGGACTGCAGAAGAAGAATGAGCTCATTCAGAATGGTGAGAAGATCAAGTTCTGTTACCTCAAGGTACCGAATCCGATCAAAGAGAACGTCATTAGTTTCCCTCAGTACCTTCCGCCCGAACTACAACTAAACGGTTATATTGATTATAACACGCAGTTCGAGAAGACATTCTTAGATCCAATCATACCGATCTTAGATGCTATCGGATGGAAACCTGAACCTACAGTTAGTCTAGAGGACTTTTTCGCATGATGATAAAAACTGTGTACAAGGACCAGAAACTGTGTTATAATATACTATATAATCGAGGAGTAATATGGAAATGAACCAAGCATTAGAAACAATGGAGTTACTTGTTATCTTCATGGAAGAATGTGCAGAGGCACAAGTAGAAGCATCTAAGATTATTCGATTTGCATCAGATACCCCATCTAATGTTCCTCCCTTGGAACGTGAAGTAGGTGATCTATTATGTATGGTCGAACTATTGAAAGAATATAATTTAATTAACAGTGAAGCGGTCGAAGAAGCTAAGAAGGCCAAACGCGCAAAACTTAAAAAATGGAGTAATTTAAATGTCTAAAGATTGGGTAGCAGATATCGCCAAAATGCATAAGAAGTTTGGTGTAAACCCTGTTGTTGATAACATGTCGGATGAGAAGAAACAAGAGTATCTCAAGTTTCGTGTTCGATTCCTCGAAGAAGAATTGACTGAGATGAAAGAGCAACTAGATAATCCAGAGGAGATTGTCGATGCTTGTATTGATCTCTGTGTTGTCGCTATTGGCACATTGAATGCATTTAATGTCGATGCTAACAAAGCATGGAACGCAGTTCATAAAGCTAATATGGCAAAAGAAGTAGGTATCAAGGCTGAACGACCAAATCCACTTGGTCTGCCAGATCTTGTCAAACCTGAAGGTTGGGTAAACCCATCGCATGAAGGAAATCATGGTACGATCGTTCCAACCGAACCTATGGTAAAAAAACCATTTTGGAAGAAACTAATTAAGATCTAAAATGTATAGTTTAACATTATTCGATAGCGTATTTGATAACAAGACGCATAAGCGTATGGACTTCTCCTCATGGGAAAAGTTCGAGAAGCTATTGTATAATGTAGCCGGTCAGCCAGGGTATAAACCGCTTAAGGGTGAGAAACAATCAACAAAACCCTCTCCTCTCATCTCACCTGCGGTTTATACTTCTGGTACTACACGCAAGAACGACAACGTCACACAATGGGCTGGTTGGGCAGCTATCGACGTTGACGATCACGAATTCAAAGGAAACCTAGAAGATGAGTTACGTAGTAGGTTTGGCAGTTGGTATTTTGTTTGTTATAGTACTGCAAGCAGTACCGTTGATAAGCCAAAGTTCAGACTTGTCTTCCCACTTACTTGCCCGGTTGAGGCATCAAAAATCAAACACTTTTGGTTCGCACTCAACACAGAAATTGGCAACCTCGGAGATGTCCAGACTAAGGACCTATCTCGAATGTATTATGTCCCTGCGCAATATCCTGGCGCTCACAATTTCATATTCACTAATAGTGACGGTGCTTTTATCGATCCTTTTGTTCTTATGAGCAAGCATGAATATGTTGAAAGGAACAATGCCAATTTTATAGATAAATTTCCGCCTGCCATTCGGGAGGCGATCCTTAAGGAGAAGCAGTCGAGACTCACTAATACAGACATCACATGGTCCAGCTACAGTGATTGCCCGTTTGTCTCACGCAAACTTGTTGATGAGTATGTTCATATAACTGATGGTGGTTGGTACCACAAGATGTATCAGATCATGGTCTCGATTGCTTCTTCTGCCATACGGCAGAACTATCCCATTACCTCTAAACAAATTGAGATAATGTGTAGACAACTAGATAATGATACAGGTGGTTGGTACAAGAATCGACCACTAGAACAGGAGGCAAGTCGTGCACTCGACTTTGTAATGAAAAATGCATTTTAATTATGATGATTTAGATCCTTATGCTTTTGACGCTTATTGTAAACCAACGTTGGATCGTTTGATTCCTGAGATGTCTGAATCAAGACGCAACGGAAGAAGTGATGAACTTATTGAATTTCATACAAAGCTTGGTCTTGCGGCTGAGTTCTATCTAATTACAGAACACGATTATACAGAAGATACATTTGAATTTCGTGATGTGATTAGTCCAGATGGAACTTCAAGAGAGATCAAGACTATTGCTGATGTGACCAAGATCCCGAATATCCTTATGGATATGTACAAGAAGAAAGGTTGGTACGGTGATGAAGTATCTGATGAGATTATGATCTTCCAACGTGACAAGAAAGAATATCAGCTCCATTCTTTTTACACCTGGGATGGAAATAAGTATGTACAATCTGACATAAACAGTGTATAATATACCTTATGAAATATGATAATGACAAACCTAACTTAGCACTTATTCCGCCTGAAGTCCTCGAAGAAGCAGCAACTGTTCTCGGCTTCGGTGCTGAAAAGTATGGTATGAATAACTGGCGAATGGATGGTGGTAACACTACTCATTCTCGTACTTATTCATCTTTACAACGACATCTTAATGCTTATTGGCGTGGTGAGGATATTGATCCAGAATCTGGTCAACGTCACCTTGCTCATGCATTGTGTCAACTTATGATCCTTATGGTTCATACAGTAGAGCATCCTGAAATGGATAATCGTTATACAACACCACAAGAGGAAACTGGTTGTGGTATGAGTAGGAAATAATATATGATACCAAATGTGAAATCAGTCCGTGAGTTTTTCAAGGGTGAACTCATGGCAGAAAACTTTACAGTAGATCGAACTGGTGCCAAGACGATCGAATGGATCGGCGCATCATTCATTGCTGATGAACCAGCAATCTTCGGTACTGTAAATGAAGAATATGTTAACAAAGAGATAGATTGGTATAAGTCTATGTCTAATAACATCTATGATATTTACGGTGAAGAACGTGAACCACCTCTTGCGTGGACGTATTCATCTAATAAACATGGTGAAATCAATTCGAATTATGGATTACTGATCTATTCGAATATGTACAATGATCAGTATGAAAACGCATTGAGCGAACTATTGAAGAATCCAGATGGCCGTCGTGCTACTATGGTTTATACTCGTCCAAGTATTTGGAATGAATATAACCTAGGTGGTAAGTCTGACTTCATTTGTACTAATGCTGTTACCTATTACATCCGTGATGGTAAACTATATGGTGCAGTACAGATGAGATCTAATGATGTTGTCTTTGGATATAAGAATGATTTTGCTTGGCAGAATCATGTGTTGAATCAACTAGTTGATGATTTGAACAAACATAATAATGATCAGTTTATTAAAGCGGGTCATTTGTTCTGGCAAGTTCAGAATCTTCACGTGTATGAACGTCACTTTGACTTGGTAAAATAGGAGATATTATGCTTTTACCTGACGTAGTATTCCATTTCTTTGAAGATGGTAAGTTTGTTCGCCGCAGTACTAATGAGCTATTTGCTGGCAAACGTGTTTTAATCTTTGGTTTGCCTGGTGCATTTACACCGACATGTTCATCATTCCAACTACCTGGTTATGATCTACATGCAGACAAATTCAAAGCTGCTGGTATCGATGAGATCTGGTGTACAGCCGTTAACGATGCATTTGTTATGAACGCATGGGCAGAAGCTCAAGCAGTAACTAATGTTAAGATGTTACCCGATGGTAATGGTGAGTTTGCGAAAGAGCTAGATCTATTGGTTGATAAATCAAATATTGGTTTTGGTGAACGTTCATGGCGATATGCTATGGTTGCAAATGATCTTAAGATCGAAGAGATGTATACCGAAAGCAATGTTATGGATCGTTGTCCAACTGATCCTTATGAGGTATCTAAACCAGAATATCTCGCAGAAGTTATTAAGGAATTGTAATGAAACAGATCGGCATGGACTTTGTATCTGATAAGTGGCATAGTCGTTATATCGACATTGCTAAGGTAGTATCTCACTGGTCGAAAGATCCTTCGACATGTGTAGGCGCTGTAGCAGTTGGCTCAAAAGGTCAGGTGTTATCTCAAGGCTATAATGGATTTCCACGAAAAATCAATGATGGTCCTGAACGTTTACAAGATAGAGAGACTAAATATCAGTATATTGTTCATGCCGAAATGAACTGTATTTACAATGCAACATACAATGGTGTATCATTAGATGGATCTACAATGTATGTTTATGGATTACCTATTTGTTCGGAATGTGCAAAAGGTATCATCCAAGTTGGTGTCAAGAAGGTAGTGATGCCGTATCAAGACGTTCCAGAAAAATGGCAAGAATCATTCAATTTAACCATGTCCATGTTCGATGAGGCAGGTGTTGAATGGAAGATGATAGATTATGAAGGTATTAATAGTAGGGATTAATCCATCCAATAAGACAAAGAAACAGAATCCTACTCTGACTCGTCTTAATAAATGGATGGATGAATTAGGTGTTGATCGATATTCGTTTGCTAATGTGCATGACGAAGCTGGAGAAGTACCTAACGTCCGGGAGCTAGCAAAAAAAGAGTATACATTTACAAAGAACTATGATAAAATAATAACATTAGGTGTTACACCTTCGTATGTTCTTAAGATGAAAGGTGTAGACCATTTTGCAATGCCACATCCGTCTCCGCGTAATCGTAAGTTGAACGATCGATCGTATGAGTTAGATATGTTGAAACAATGTAAAGATTATTTAAATGAGCGTAATAACAAATCCAATTAGTAATGTTCCTATCAATGCAAAGTCTCATTCCCATGGATGGGCTCAAGTCTGGCGAGATCTTCTAGGTGCAACCATTGATTATAAATGTACTCCAAAGATCTTAAATGCCGACAAGGTTTATATTGAACACGGCGCTAACTTTGGTGGTACACTAAACCTATTCGGTGGTGCAACCAAAGATGTATATGATAAAATTAATTTAGTTTGTGCTTGTAAGGATATCGTATCTTTAGACTGGGATATGCCAGATTATGGTGCCATGTTAAAGAAACGTATTGGTGCAAATACAACATATGAAGGTATCACCGAAGAATGGTGTGACCAGGTTTCGAAGAGATTATCGACAGTACCTTCATTAAAGATGGAGGACTTAAATAATGCTAGCATCACTCTTGGCGATTCTCACTCAATTGCTTTTTCTGGCCCTGGCCATTCTGTTCTTCGTAACGATGGTAAAACTCTTCATGGTGCTCTTAAGAACGGCTTGGTCAGTCTTCTCAGAGGTTGTGTCCCTACTGATTCCATTTATCTTTCTTTTGGTTCTATTGATATCCGCCATCATCTTATTCGACATGGCGACAATGCAGTCGACGATCTAGTTAAAGAATATATCAAACAAGGTACAGAACTAGAAGCTAAATACGATGTGCCAGTTTACTATGCTTATCCTGTTCCGGTTGAGCATGAAGAAAGACGTATACCTAAGACTGGATACTATAAGAAAACTCCATTCTATGGTACCCAACAAGAACGTGCAGAACTTACAAAGAGATTCATTGGTTTGATTGAAGATCAATCTGGCAATATGACTATTGATCCACCATCTGAATGGTACACAATGGATCCAAAGAAGTATGCCGAAACGTTTATGGAACTAGGTGGTTCATTCCATATTGCACCACCATTTTATTATAGAAACAATTGGGGAGAATCACCTCTTGGCGCATAATAAACACGTCGTTGACGGAATCAATAAAGACATTAATCCATTCTATGGTGATCCAAAAGAGTATTACCTGGAATTGGCAAAGAACTGGGAAGATCCGTATGGTCCACCAAAAGTAGTAGAGCACGAAGGAATTAGAGTAGTCCGAGATGACTATATTACCGGCTCGAAGGTACGTGGTGGAGATTGTCTTATCTCTTCCCTCCCAGAACATATCGATACAATCTGTTACGTTCAACCAAGAACTGGACTTGCAGGTGTATCAATTCTAGATGTAGCAAAACGACATAATAAGAAAGTTATGTTATTCATGCCTTCATCTAAAAGAATCTCACATCACCAAGCTTGTTGTATTGAACGTGGTTGTGACTATGATTTCCATCGTATTGCAGCAATGCCTAACCTAAATCTCATTGCAAAGAAATGGGCAGAAGAAAGACCTAACGTATTCTTCGTTCCTCTTGGTTTGAAACATGAAATGGTGACAGCAGGTATTGTAAAGGTTGCATCATCTATTAAAGAACCGGAAGAAGTCTATTGTGCTACATCAACAGGTGTATTAACACGAGGATTACAGATTGCATGGCCTAATGCTAAGTTCACTTCTGTTTGTGTATCACGTAATATGAAAGCCGGAGAACTAGGTCGGGCTACACCTATTTCAGATCCTCTTGCATTTACTGCTCATGAGAAGAAAGAAAACTTACCGCCTTTTCCTAATATAGATACTTATGATGGAAAAGTTTGGAAGTATATTCCAAAGAACTCAGGTAAGGATATTCTATTCTGGAATGTTGGTGCTGAACCTGTATTAGAAGATGAAACAATCTATGATCGTATAGATTCATATAGAGACTGGAAGAAGAATGCCAAAGAAGTGGGTTAATGAAGAAGCACTTGATGTGCTAGCAGATTATTATTATCCTCGTGCCAAATGGTTACAAGATAATTGTAACTGGGGTAAGCTAGGCTATGATTCTCCGGAGGCTGATAAAGCCGTCAACGATCCATTGATGCAGCAAATCGATATCTATGACTGTTACACGCGTAACGCAGCTGGATTCTCAAACGTACTTCAAGATCTGAAGTTTATGACCGAGACTCCAAAATGGCATCATCAGAAAGATGATCGTCGTCAATTAATTGATGGATATAATACTAGTTCGTGGGATACTAAAACCTGGTTCTATGTTTATATGGCGCATCGTATTACAGGATCAGGTGCTTCATTCACAAGAGATCATGGATATCGCAATAATGCAATTCAACATTGGGGTAACCTTAGAGATATAAAAGATATGAAAGATCATATGATACATGTCAAGAGTATTGGTAAACCATTATTTACTTCTATTGGTAACCAACCTCCATCACCTCGAAAGGGTGTAACATGTTTGGATTTCATGGTTAATGAACTCGAACCATTACTTGATAGGTTTATGGAATGGTTATCATCAGGTGATAAAAAGACTCATAAACAGATCGTAGACTATCTTAATGGTTACAATATAGACCAAGGACATAAACGATTTAACTTTGTTTATGCTGCCTTCTCTTATGATCTAGGTGACTATCACAAGGATTTGGTTGATGATATGTCTCATGGATATTTTGGTAATAACGCAGTTCGCTGCATGAAGGTGTTATCAAGTGGTTACAGTACAGATGAGTTTATGGATTTACTGTGCGAACGAATCGGGGGTGCGCCACGAGATAATGAAGACGTTATGTGTGACTTCGTAAGATTTGGACAGAACTATGTTCCAAGATCTGATGATACATTTGACCACGTGCCTTCAACAATTACAAACAACTCTGGTTGGGAATCTGGTTGGGAACAACGTCAAGGTGAACCCACAAATAGTAGTGTACAACTAGATGCTTTTATGGTATAATATACCATGTATATTTTTAAAAGGATGATACTATGTCTGTAATGGATAAACTTAAAAAGAATAGTAAGATTAAAGATACTGCTATTCTATCAGATTCAGTTCTTTTCAGTGAAAAGGATATGATCCCAACCGAAGTGCCAATGATTAACGTTGCACTCTCTGGTTCTCTCGAAGGTGGTTTGACACCTGGACTGACAGTTCTTGCTGGTCCATCTAAGCACTTCAAGACTTCATTTGCTTTGCTTATGGCAAGTGCATATATGAAGAAGTATGAAGATGCTGTTATGCTATTCTATGATTCAGAATTTGGTTCACCACAATCATATTTTGAAACATTCGGTATTGACGTCAATCGTGTTCTACATACACCAATCACTGACGTCGAACAACTTAAATTTGATCTTGTATCACAGCTTGATAATATCGATCGTGGTGACAAGGTTGTAATTGTTATTGATTCTATCGGTAACCTTGCTTCTAAGAAAGAACTTGAAGACGCATTGAATGAGAAGTCTGTTGCAGATATGTCTCGTGCTAAAGCTCTCAAAGGTCTATTCCGTATGGTGACTCCATATCTTACTATGAAGAATATTCCTTTACTTGCCGTAAATCATACATATAAAGAGATCGGTCTATTCCCTAAAGATGTTGTAGGTGGTGGTACTGGTATCTATTATTCAGCTGATAACATTTGGATTCTTGGCCGTCGTCAGAACAAAGAGGGTACAGATATTGTCGGATACGATTTCATTATTAATGTAGAAAAATCAAGATATGTTAAAGAAAAGTCTAAAATCCCTGTCTCAGTTTCTTGGGAAGGTGGCATCGAAACTTATAGCGGCCTTCTGGATATTGCTCTTGCTGGTGGCTGGGCTAGTAAGCCTTCCAATGGTTGGTATTGTCGTGTTAACCGTGACACTGGTGAATTGGTTGAACCAAAAGTTCGACTTAAAGAGACGTTGTTACCTACTTTTTGGGAACCGATACTAACCGATCCTAAGTTCCAAGAGTTCGTCAAGTCACAATATACAATTGGTCACAAGTCATTAATTGATGGTGACATTGTACAAGAGGACTAAAATAGTGTATAATATTACCCATGATGATTACACTTTTGCTGAGAACGAAATGTCCGAAACCTGGGCAGTTCGTTTAAAAACTCAATATAAAGATGTACTATATGAATATGGACGTGTCAGTGCAACAGTCGATGAGGTTGTAGATAACGGTGATGGTGAAGCTACACTATCATTTCAATACAATGTCATTGATTCAGGTGAGTATGAAGAGAAAGAACTCACTGAATCTAAAGACTTTAATAACTATGTTGGTGCAGTGCTTCAACATATTATCACTGACGCTTTTGACACCGGTAAATATAAAATAGGCGAACATGCAACCGACGATACAGACAACAATCCTAAGGAATCTGCTCACTAACGAAGACTTCACACGTCGAGTAGTTCCATATCTTAAGAAAGAATATTTCGAGGACGAACATAAAGTAGTCTTCGACAATATTTTAGCTTATGTCTCAAAGTATAATAAGCTTCCAACTAAGGAAGCTTTGACTATTGAACTACAAGAAGCTAATGTGCCAAGTGAGGTCTTTCCTTCTGCTGCAGCTCTTATTAGTGAAGTAACAACACCTGAATCAGTAGATAATGATTGGCTACTTGAGAAAACAGAGAAGTGGTGTAAGGACCGTTCTGTATTTCTTGCTATCATGCAATCTATTGAGATCATTAATGGTAAGTCAGAACAGACCGAAAATGCTATTCCTGAGATCCTACAAGAAGCTTTGTCGGTTAACTTCGATCAGAACATTGGTCACGACTATATCAATAACTCTGAAGAACGTTTCGACTTCTATCACATGGAAGAAGATCGTTTACCATTCGATCTAGATTACTTCAACAAGATCACAAAAGGTGGTCTACCACGTAAGACATTGAATATTGCTCTTGCCGGTACCGGTGTGGGTAAATCATTGTTTATGTGTCACGTTGCTGCTTCTGCCTTGACTCAAGGTAAGAATGTTCTGTATATCACTATGGAAATGGCAGAGGAACGTATTGCTGAACGTATCGATGCTAACCTAATGAACATGCCTATCGATCAACTTGAGAATATGGATCGTAAGACATTTAGTGGTAAGATTGAGAACATTGCTAAGAAGACTATTGGTAAGCTTATTGTAAAAGAATATCCTACCGGTGCAGCACACGCCGGTCACTTCCGAGCTCTGTTGAAAGAACTCAAACTCAAAAAGAACTTTGTTCCAGATATTATCTTTATTGACTATCTGAACATTTGTGCTTCATCTCGTATGAAAGGTATGGGTGGTTCAATTAACTCATACACCTATGTCAAATCAATTGCCGAAGAACTACGTGGTCTTGCTGTTGAATTTGATGTACCACTTGTATCTGCTACACAAACAACACGTAGTGGTTACTCAAACTCTGATGTTGGTCTTGAAGACACGTCAGAATCGTTCGGTCTGCCAGCTACTGCAGATCTGATGTTTGCTCTGATCTCTAATGAAGAACTAGAAGGTCTAGGTCAGATCATGGTCAAACAACTTAAGAACCGTTATAACGATCCTACTGCTTTCCGTCGTTTTGTTATTGGTATTGATCGTGCAAGAATGAAGCTGTATGATGCTGAAGAGAATGCACAAACTCTGATCGAAAGTACAGCTGTAACACCTAAGAAAGATGCATCCGATTTTTCTGACTTCAACGTATAGGAGGAGATATGTTACAAAAGATCAAAATGTGGTTTCAAAAGTGGTTCTCGAAACCTGACTATAAAACAATGTATGAAACCAAAGCTGCCGAAGCACAGCATTGGGAATTCAAATACAACACTCTATCTCGAAAACTCAAGGATCTTACTCAAGATCTTTAATCATCCCTAAATCATCCCTTCAGAGATATACAAAACATCCCTTCGGGGATGTTTACTTTTTGCCATAATGTGGTATAATATACCTATATTGTTAATAAACATGGAGAGTTAATATGGCAAAAAGATTTGTAGATAACGATAGATATTCAGCTACTATGCGTACAGCGATCAATTCGACTCGCGATCTTAACAAGATTGTTAGAGATTTATTTGATGCGTCTAATTCAGACTTTATTATGCATGATGATGATCATGTTACTTTAATTTTCGATACTGTTCACTACCATCCTAAATGGGGTTGGGACAATGTCGATGGTTCTAGAGCTACTAAGAAAGATCTAGGTGGATTCACTTTAAGAATGATCGATAGATTAGCAGATATGACTGATATAGTTGATATGTGGTACCCTAAAGATGGTCACGTTGGAATTCACTTCTACAAAGATGCTTTAAAGCGTAGAATCAGTTCTGACATTCTTGATGACATGAACCGTAGAAACGGATTCAGTAATTACAATCCTAAGTTACACGATTCATTCGCTGACTGGGCGGTTGATACTGCAAGACGCGTAATATTTTAAAAAATCATCCCTTCAGGGATGTATAAATCATCCCTTTTTTTAGCTAAATCATCCCTTTTGGGCTATATCTTTTTTTGAAAAGTGTGGTATAATATACACATAAGTTAAAAAAAATATAGGAGATTACTTATGATTACAAAAGAAAACTTTAGAATTGAATCTAACTACTTAACGTTCGTACCTTCAACTGCGAAGACTCATGCTGACTTTACTCATGTTTGTTCTAGAGATCGTAGATTTCATAAATGGACTTGCGCTAAAGTTCGTAACCTTCTAATCAAAGTAATGAACGAAGAGAACGTTACTGAGAACGAAGTTGATAGAGATCTAATTGATGTTTACTTATATCACCCATTAGTTAGAGAATACATTACAAATAACGTACCATCATGGATGAGGAAATAATTATGGATATTAGAAGAATCGCTACTAGCACAATTAACGGGAAACCAGTTTTCCTGGATTGTGACGATATGGCAAATTTAGTTGCGGCTGCAGCTTTGAGCGGTGACATTACTACCGCATGGCAAGCAGCTACTGGTTTATTACCACTGAATAAGAAAGGTGGTAAGAATGTAATCGA